ATGCTAAACCATCAAAGTTATCAGCAAGATATTGGTCACATAAAGTAAAATGGTAGAACCTTACATATATAATTGTACATTAGTTCGTGTAGTAGACGGAGATACAATTGTATGTGACATTGATTTAGGGTTTGATGTTGTACTCTCTGAACAGTTTATTAGACTAGCTGGAATTGATGCACCTGAAAGCCGTTGTCGTAGACCTATAGAAAAGAAGTTAGGACTATTGGCAAAAGAAAGATTAGCAGAGATTTTAAAAGACACGTTTAAACTTAAAAGTTTAGGCAAAGGAAAATTTGGAAGAATATTAGGGATACCATACGTTGATAATGTAGATGTATGTTCAACTCTAATAACTGAAGGACACGCAGTAGAATATGAAGGCGGCAAAAAAACAAAAGTCTGGGGAGAGTGAGGCTAAGTATACCCAAGAAGAAATTGCAAACTCTAAAAGAATTTATAAGTCTGCAACTCCTAAGTATACGATTGATTGGTACATAAAGTGGGTATCTTCTATATTATTATTAGTTGCCATGTGTATTCGATCTGCTCAGTTTAATGCAGTACTAGACCTTGGACTTTCTTTTATAGGAATGCTTGGCTGGTTATGGGTAGGTATTCTTTGGAAGGATAGAGCAATTATAATTGTTAATGGTGCTGCTTCTGTGATTTTACTAACAGGTATTTTGAGATACCTAAAACATTTTACATATTAGAGGATAAGACAAATGATTAAAAAACTATTTACAGCGTTATGCTTTGTAGTCTTAACAGGCTGTCAGTCTGCTGGCATGGAATACTATCAAGCTGTAGAAAAAGTAGCGATAGCTCAAGCACAAGCTCAACAAGCTAAGTCTGAAGCTTTATCAAAGATAGCAGCTAGTGGAGATAATAGTGCAGCAGGTTCAGCAGTAATGGCTTTAGCCCTTATGCAGTCTCCAAACACACAAGTATTGCCTCAACAATCGGTAGCATTAGAATGGACTAAAGCAGTCCTCCCGGTTGTCGGAAGCCTTGGAAGTATGTGGGTGTCTAGCGATGCTCAGAAATCTATTTCTAGGCATAATATGCAAAGCAACTTAGCTCGTATACAACAAGACGGTCAAAAAACCGCAGCTCTTTATGGTATGTTAGGTCAAAATAGCGAGAACATGTTGAATCTAGGATTAGGATCTTATGATGCTATCAATGTAGCAGGTCAACAAGCAGTAGATCTTGGGTTAGGATTAGGACTAGCAAGCATTAATGGTGGTTCAGGTGGAGATAATTCTGCTGTATTAGATGCTCTAGGTAATCTTAACTTTCCAGATTATACGAGCAATTTTAATCAAATATTAAATCAAATAAATGGACTTAACATTCCAAACTATGATGCTCAATTACAGGATATACTTGATCAACTAAATAATTCTAATACTGTTTGGATTGCTGGTGTTAACTGTGTAAATAACCAAACATCTGGAGTAATTGGTGTTGGTGGGGGTAATTCAGCACTACCAGTTTGTCCTACTCTACAATAGTGGGTTCATATTTTGTATCTGTTACAAATCCAAGAAAACGCTTGAAAGAATTTAAGCGTAAGAAAAAAAGGAGCAAATAGTGTGGAGCCGATTGCATTATTATCAATGGCTACGACTGCCTTTAAAGGTGTTCAGACCCTTGTAAAACGTGGACGAGAGATTGAAGATGTTGCTCAACATCTAGGCAGATGGTATGGCTATGTAGCTGATATCAATGAAGCTCAAAGAGAATCTGAAAAGCCTCCTATATTTAGAAAACTATTAGACAAAGGATCAGTAGAACAAGAAGCTCTGAATGCAATCATCGTAAAGAAAAAGATTGAACAGCAAGAGAGGGAGATACGAGATCTAATCGTTGTTGTATATGGAATTGAAACGTATCGTGAAATGATACAGATGCGTAAAGATATAAGAACTAAACGAGAAAGATTAGTTTATAAACAGAAAAGAAGAAGACGTTCAATCCTTGATGGTATTGCTGTACTTATCGGTATAGGAATAAGTGTTGCGATTTTATATGGTTTTTATAATGTGTTAATGAACTATTCTAGGTAGGCTGTACAAAACTACTTAGTTCATTTTCTAAGTATTCGTGCAGCCCTCCAAGTTTTACTTCAGCTTCAGTTAATAATTTCTTTATTAAAAGCAACTCATCATCTTTAAAAACTTTGTTGGCTTCTTTAGGGGGAAGCATACTAAACTCTGTCATTACTACCCCCTTTGAATTTACAAAGATTTTAAAGGACGCTAGATTACCTTCTGTTGTGCTTTGTTTCATCTTTTAACTTATCCTTATGGTGATTGTTATGTTTGAAAGTATCTTTCTTTTTCTTGTTAAATTTCTTACGCCTTTCATCTTTGCGATTGTAATAATCTGTCATAGTTATTACCTTACTTTCTTACTTGTAAAAAATATGGGTATCTATTTGTACGGTTTGTGTTTGCGCTACAGCCCAATACGGACTTACATAATTCGCATGGTAGTATAACGCTCCATTAGTTATATCTCTAGATGGAGTATGTCGTACTAATCCTTCAGCTAATGTCCAAGCCAATATCCAGGCTTTTTCATCTTTAACATACTCTGGTTCTCCATCACAGTAAAAACTAAACTGGCACTTATATTTAATAGGTTGTCCTTTTTCATCTCGCCACGCTTGTTGTGTTACACCACACAAGGTATTAGGAAACTGTGGACTTTGAACTCTGTTAAGAGCTACCAAACCTACTGCATATTGTCCTTCTACTGGTTCTGATCTAGCTTCAAAGTAAATTGTTTGGGCGAGGCAATTAATTTCTGCCTGTTCTGTGTCTGCAAAAGATATGCCCGAACATATTAATAATAAAGTACATAGTAATTTTATCATGTTGTATCCTCAATATCTGAAATCATTCTGTTGAGATACCACTGAGCTTTTTTTAAATCCTGTAAGCCGTCTTTGTATTCCCAACGATGGAGATATTTATAGACGTTGCCTACTAAGTAATATTTAAAGCCTTCGGAAAGTTGTTGTTCGATATAGTCTATCGCTTCTACACCCCCTTTATTGTAATGAGCTGGATGATTTACCACATCTTCTTCAGGGAACATTTGCTTATCTAACATGCTATCAGCCGGGTGGTATAAACTACCTGTTATAGTTTTTGGTTTTTGTGCTGACATTAAACAATCTTCTGGTTTATCTGGCCCTTTAGCTTTTAAACTGTCCCACTCTGTTGGTGTTACTTCATTAATACTCATATGCTTGTCACCAGTATAGACATTAACCATATACACAAACCTATAAGAGTTATTCCTATTGCCATTTTATTATGTGATTTCATTCCATTTCCTTTAAGTTGTTTTGAGAGACTTCTTGAAATTCTTTACTATTACGGTAGCGTTTATCTATCCAAATATCAGGTAGACTTTCTTCAGAAAACCATCTGAATCCATGTGACTCTGCCCATTCAGCATGACTGCGTTTAGTACCATCTTTTCTGCGTTTAGCTTGAGGCATAGGTGCAGAAGGATTAGCAAACAAGAACACAAGTTCTGTTTGATCTGGAAGTACTTTATTTATCCAGATGTACTTGCTGTATTCTGCATAGTCCCAGAAGCGTCCTTTAGCTTCAAGTAAAATTGTCTGTCCATTAACTTCTAACACAAAGTCTGGATGGTACATATGCTCTACAATATATGGAATCTTTCCTTCATGGTGTGTCCAGGATTTAAGCAAGCCCATGTGTAGTTCATATTCCCAATTAGAATCATATCCCTCGACAGGAGCTTTATCAATAGGTCTTTTTTTTCTAGGCAATCTTTTCAATGTAATGTTCCTTGTCTTTCTTCAAGTTCATCTAGCAATAAATTATATAAGTGAACAAGAATATCTTCACCTATAATTTCAATATCTCCCTCATGGTCATACAATGCTTTACCTAATATAATTAAAAATATACCTATAGGTAAGGCTTGATCTTTATCATCTAACTGTAACAACGTGGGGTTTAATATCTTTTTCATAAGTATAGGTTTCTATAGAACGTGAAGGATTTTGAGTAACTAAACGCTTTAGCTTTTTAACTGTCCATTTAACAGAGAAAGCACTCATAAAAGTAGTACGTCCATGAGTGATATGTTTTTGTTTAGGAAGCAAAGAGAGTAACTTATCATCAGTAATTTGTTCTTTTTCTTCATCAGAAACAAGAGTCATCATCCATTCTTTAAGGATAACTAACGCTTGCTTCCGAATCTTTTTCATCTTCTTACTATTCATGGGGTAATCTCTTGCACTTTTGGGGGAGCTGTTACACGAGTCAGATACATTGGGCCTTTAGCATATTGAAAAACTCTCAAGCCTTTACCATTGTTAGCATCTTCAAAGCAATCAAACTTAAAGTTACAGTAAGTACAATTCCTATGTAGCTTCATGTTTCCTTTCTTGCCTTCGGGTGCTGGTTGATAACAAAGAGGGGGCTTTTCATCTGAATCAATAGCTTTTTTCAAGCTATCAATTTTAGACTTGACATTAATTTTATCAAGTTCTCCTGGTTGATACAAGCATAATTGTCCTGTCTCTTTATTGATAACAAGAAAGCCACCTTCTGTTGTACCTTCTGCTTCTTCATAGCCAGACAATTGAGCAATGTATCCAAAAGGATCATCATCTCGTAGTGTCTGTTCACTGAATTTTTTATAGGCATAGTTAGAAGCAGTCTTTATATCTACTACTTCACCATCAACTTTACAGTCGATATGTCCTTGCACACCTGAAACTTCTACTTGTTTCTGCTCATCAGTTACTGTGTGTCCTGATAACTTGGCAAACAGGATAAGTATTTCTTCTAACATATGTCCATAAAGAAACTTAATCATAGTGCTTTCAAGCATTGTATTATCTTCAGAGCTGCTTCGTCTGTCGAACCATAAGAACCTAGCTGGTCTTCCTATGTTAGACATGCGTAGATTGAACTGACTATTACGTTCTCCCGGTCTAGCCCATTGTCTTAATGCATTTTTAATGGACTCTCCGAACTCATCAATCTGTTCATCTGTAATTGCTATGGCTTCGCCCTTGGTTAAAGGATTCAAAGCTGCATAAATGTCTTTAACTAATGTGCTAAGATTTTTCATTATGTTTCCTCAAGTATTGGACAGCTCTTTCTAATCTTTCTATACTATCATTAAAGTTACCTAAAGCTCTATTACATTTTTGGCAAAGCCAACCTCTGAAAGTATTTGTTATATGGTCATGGTCAAGTACCCACGTTCCATATTGTTTTCCATTGTGTTTAATACCTTCTGCTTCATCTTTATCCATCAGACATATAGGGCAACGATGATCTTCTTTTGCAGGTTCGGTTTTAGAACGTAGTTCTTTTCTAATTCTTTCAAGTTCATTTGAACATGATCTGCATTCTGTTCTTCGATAACCACCTTTATTATCGTGAAAAGAAAACACATCAATAGGTAGTTCTTGTAAACACTTAATACACTTACGATACTCTACGCCTGGTATACGTTGTTCTTCAAGCTTTCCAAATAATTCAGATTGCTCAGTGAGTTTCCGACCAGTTGTTTCCGACATAACTACACTTCTTTTTTATAATCAATATGTCTGATAACTCTTGATCCATCTCGTTTGTCTCCTGCATAAAAGATAAAGCCTAATTTTTCTAGTTCGTTTGGCCTAGAAGTTATTGAACTAGAGGGCATCTCAGGAAAGCGTTTAGTCATCTCTCTAATAGTTACTCCCCTTGCTCCTGCTTCTTCAATTAAATTTAAAACAAAAGCTCTCCTTTTAGACAAAGGAGTAGTACGAGCTGCTTCCTTACTTGTTTCAGGATCATCTTTTCTGTGTAATTTATGTGGACTTATATCATCAAAAATGCTTTGTTGTTTCATGTCAGTGTGTTTCACTCCAGTTAATCCCCACATTGTATTCTCCTGTTAATGGACATTTAAGTTGTAATGTTTTACCAGCCTCTTCAATAGCCTGGACACCTAACTGGCCTACTTGTTCTGCCAGATCCTCTCTTACTTCAAGCTGCCACTCATCATGTATGTTGCCGACAAAGTGAGCATCAAGTCCTTTTTCTTTTATAATCCTGTTGAACAACACCAAAGCTTCCTTCATTACAATTGAACCAGCCGATTGCAACAAAGAATTTAAAGCAGCATGTTCACTACGAATAGTAACCTTTCTACCATCTAATCCTTTGATGTAACCTTTTCGAGCTGCTCCTTGTACTCGATTTCTAAGATCCTCAAATGATGGGATATTACTAGCAATAGATTGTCTAATTCTTTTACCATCTCTTGCACTTCCTCCGACCACTTGACCAAGTTTAAGATCTCCTGCTCCGTAGATGATGGCATAGATACAATGTTTCGCCTGATTTCTTGATTCAAGTTTTGCAACTTTTTGATTAGAGGTGTGTATGTCTCCATCGAGAATTTCATTTGTAAAGTCCTCACTGTCTATGTAGTGTGCCAACATGCGTAGCTCTAGCCCACTCGCATCAATGCCCACAAGTTTATATCCATCAGGTACAATCCAACAAGCCCTGCATTCAGAACCATAGGTTGACTTCGTGCTAGGTACTTGAGCTAGGTTAGGATCTCTGTGTGTCATCCGTCCAGTAATTGTACCATTCGGATTAACAAAGCCGTGTACTCGATTGTCTTCTTTGAGATTTTTAAACCAGGAATTAATCTGAGCTATACGCTTCTGCAACATCAGATACTCAGCAATCATTTGGGCCTGTGGAATATCCTTAATCTTATTTAATATTCCTTCATCCACAATAGGTTGTCCAGTAGGTGTGAACTTCTCAGGAACCCATCCGTATTCTTGTAGGTATTCTCCTATTTGTTTACGGCTACCTAGATTAAATTCCTTTTCATTGGTACGTACAATAACTTTAGTTCCTTCTTGAAACTGTTGATACTCTTCATCAGTTAAACGTACTTTCTTTTCGGGACTAACACACCCCATTTTTGAGATGGAACCTGTCTTAGTTTTGAAAGGATATATGTTTATCACTTCTATCTTGGATTTAAAATCTTCTTGAACATCTGCTTCTACTTGAGATAGACGTTCTTGTAATTTAGCCAATAACTTTGAAGCAGCTTCAACATCAAACAAGAAACCACGCTCACGTTGTTCGTGCAGGATGTGGGCTACTTCTGTTTCCAAAGCAACCGACTTCTTACTGAATCCTTTTGCTTCTTTCCGTAACGCATGAAAGACTTTAGCATTCAATAGAACATCTCGCTCACAATAGTCTAGCATCTCTGTGCTAAAACTATCAAATTCTTCAAAGTCTCCCTTTGGACTATTCAATCTGTAGCCCCAGCTCTCAAGCCCATGATTTCCTTCACGTACCGGGTTGAATAAACGAGACAGTACAAGTGTATCTAGTACAGTCTTATCAGACAGATCAACACCAGCTAACTTTTTTATTACTGGTAAGTCATAGCCTATAATGTTATGCCCTATTAATCTATCATAAGATTTCAATAGCTCCCAGGCTTCATCAAGCTGACTAGGCCCATAGGAATACTGTTGATTAGTATCTACATCAACTGCTGCTAGACACCAGATCTTTGTAGCATCTATGTCATTTGCTTCAATGTCGAAGACTAAAGATTTCATAGAGTTTCTCCTGTCAACTCATCTTCTGTATCCATCTCAACTTCAGATAGCCTACCAGTTGTTCTGTCATATAGCAAACTAGTAGCCAAGCCTACATCACCTGAGTACCGACACTTTAGTACACGTATCTTGCTAGTGTTAGCTGTAATAGGACAGTCAGCTTGCTGATCTCTTTCTATTGAACACACAGTATCACTTACCTGCGCTATACTTTGAGAGCCTCTCAAGTGAGATAGGCTTGTCTCAATACCATTCTCGTGGCCTCGATTACCATCCACTCTACGTAGATGTGATACAAGAATCAGTCCTGCATGAGTCTCTTCTACAAGTTCTCTAAGCCTACCCATGATATGATCAATACCTTGACGTTCATCTCCATCGACCATAGACAACACAAGCATGTGTAAGTGATCTAGAATTATCCACTTACAACCACAACCTACAATCATAAAACGTAGCTTGCTAAACAGCTCGTCAATATTATGTAGTCCTAGATGTGAATGAATCCATACACGATCTTTGTTCTTGCCCATGAATACCTTGTCATATAGGACATTAAGGTCATCTTTCGAGAACATCTCACGCTCTTGTTCAATATGCAACTTAGCGTTCGCTTCAATAGATAAAATACCATCCACTGTTCTGTGCCAATCTTCCTCTAAAGCAATAATGCCTACATTATCTTCAGTCTGTGTGACTAACCAGTGACTGAGTTCCCTTGTGACACTTGACTTACCAAGCCCTGTACCACCTGTGAAGGTGATCAATTCACCTTGCCGTAGTCCATAGATCTTATTGTTTAAACCCTCCCAAGGAAAAGGCAGGGATTCTTTGCGAGGTCTATCGTGATAATCTTCACGTTTATCCGACAGGTTATATACACCAGAAGGTGTGTAAGTCTTAGCTGCCCACCAAGCAGTAGTATATATCGTATGTTGGTTAGCCCGGAGTACATCGTTAGCATCTTTGAACTCGTCAGGCAGTAGCATTAATTTAGCTTTGCCTGGACTCAACAGCCTTGCAACCTTCTTAGCTGCCTCTCTACCTTGCTTGTCACTATCAAAATTAATAATGACATTCTCAAACGATTCAAGAAATTCCAAGTTATTTTGGACATCCCTGACTGCACCACCTGCACCACTACGTATTGAAACACAAGGCCATTTAGACCCAGTGAGTTCATAAGCAGCCATTGCATCACACTCCCCTTCAGTCAGTGTGACATACTTACCCTTACCTTTAAAGAGCTGCTGACCAAACAGACCTACAGCAGTTGACTGACCCTCCCAAGCAAAGTTCTTATCTCGCTTGCGAATCTTATAGCCTACTAAATCATTCTCAACGTAATAAGGATAACGATGGCTATTGATATAACCTTTGTCATTCTTGGTGACACGTACATTATATTTCTTTGCAGTTTCAAGTGAGATGTTTCGATCTTTCAAGGCTGCAAACTCACCTTCAGCTACATCCATGACATGATTCTTTTCAGTCACAATTCTCTCCACATTAGAGGGTGAGTCGAACTTTGGGAAGAAGGTAGTACAGCTAAAGCATTTGGCACTACCGTCCTGGTTGATTGAAACAGCATCAGAACTGTTACATTTTGGGCAAGGCTTACGATGTGTTACGAAATGTGTATCCATGATTCACCTGTTTATATAGGGTTGAACATCAATAAATAATTCCAAGATATGCAGACATATCTCGAAAGATATTAAAGCATATAGAAAAATAAGGGGCTTATCGCCCCTCATCATCCTTCTGCTTATCCATGTTGGATAGTATTTGTTTAGAGAGATAGATCGAAGCAGCCTTTTTTATAGCTACATCAGATTCAAGCTGCTCGATCTCCTTGGTGACTTTCATTATAAGTTGATAACACTTTTGCGAATAGTCATCAAGTTCGCTAAACTTGTACGAGATATCCCCATGAGTAAATGTTGCTTCTTCTTGCTCACTCATAGTTCATCGGCAGCATCATTCTCTGCCCCTACAAAGCCAAGTTCTTCTCCATCAGCAGCAGAATCACCATACTCAACTAACTCAAGTACTTGCATACCTTGGAGATCAAGCCCTTTGAAAGTACCATAAGAATTGGTAGTTTGCCAAGGTCGATACTGTACACGAACCTTTGACCCATTACCTACTAAAGCATCCAACGGCTGCTTATCCTTATCAAGCAGTTTAGGTGCAGGATTAGTACCACCCCCCTTCTTAGCAACCTTCCGCTTGATAACCAAAGCCTGGCCTTCGTTCAGCTCCTTAACTGAATAGCCATCGGCCTTGAACTTCTCAAGGACATCATCTGGTACAATCAGATTAGTCTGGTACACAGGTTCAAACTTTGTATTAGGAGTGGTGATATTATTCCAATACGCAGTTCCTTCAATTACTGCCATAGTCTTTCTCCTCTATTGAATCTCGCCAGATGCGAGAGCTTCTACGAATTTAGGAATTGTTTCAAATACAGCAGTCTCAAATTCTTCTTGAGACAAAGATAAAACATCCCCACCTTTTAATCTATTATAACAGAATGTCTGAAATAATTTCAACATGCTGTGTCTGTTTGGTGGATTGACACCCATACACATCACCCATGCCCTGACCCAAGCATCCTCGATCTTGATTGCCAGTTCACTATTCATAGACTACCTCTATATCATATTGAGCAGACCATCGCTGCTCTGTTTCATATTGATAGGCATAACCTTTCTGGTAGTCCTCAGACATACCAGACTTACAAGGAGTACCTTCCATACAGTCTTGAACACCCTGTCTAAACTCTTCAGATTTCACAGCTATCTCCTGTACACGCCAATGTTTGTGTGCCTTCAGTGTTGTCTTGCTCTTCAATGATATCCCAATCAAACTCTTTAGGAAAGTCTGCGATAAGCTCTTCGTATTTCTCCTTTGAGATAGGTTGGTACGGAGCTTGTTCGTATACATGACCATCATAGGGTAAGAAGCTTATGCCTGATATAGAATCAAACTTATTGTAGACCCATTGCCCTATCTCTAGAAACTCATCGTCCCGGTAGTAACATGTCATACTGGGTTTATGCTCACACCAGTGGTCTTGATAGACTTCCCATAGTAATAGCTGATCATAGCCCCTCACCTCTGAGGCTGTGTATACGCCCTCTGGTGAGCGTTTAGGAAAACTAAATACTAGGGTACTAGGTGAACGTAGATCATCCTCACAGGGCACTCCTGCGTCCTTCAGGACAGTGCAGAGGGGATCACGCTTGTCGGCTCGTACTGTACGAATGTAGTACTGACTATAACGAGGATGAATACCACTGGCTGAATCAACGAGCTGCGATACCGTCCCACTGGGCTTGACGCAAGTGATTGCCGCAGACTGCTTGATGCCCAACCTCTTAGCCCACTCCTTATTAGTCTTGATAGCTTCATTCTTTAATTCCTCTAAAAGTTCTGGAAGTCTTGGATTCTCTAAGGTCATAGCAGAATTGTCCATGATCCCTGTCAAGCTGACACCAAGCAATGCTTCTTCTTCTGTGTTCTTCTTCCAGATACCACGCAGGTATCTGAAGTCTGTCAGTGTAGCTTGAAGTGTACCCAGGATTGTAGCTAGGCGTACCTTCCACTTTAATTCTTCGACAGTATCTTCGGGTCGAACAACCACTTCACTTAGGTT